ATGGCGATGTCCGTGGTGGATGCCCGCTCGCGCCTTCGCGCCCTCGATGCCGGGCTCGACCTGGCCGCGCGGCGGATTGGCGAGACGGAATGGCTGGTCCCGAGTGTCAGCCTGGCCGGCGCCGCGTACACGGTGCGGCGCGAGGGGGGCCGGTGGGCGTGTAGCTGCCCGAGCGGGCGGTATCGTGGGCAGTGCAAGCATCAGGAGGCGGTGCGGTGCCTGCTGGAACGAGGTGGACAATGAACGGCGACATCGACCCGTCCGAGATCGGCGCGTTCGTCGCGCGTGGCGACCAGCCGCGGTGGCTGGCGGACTACGCCGGCTTCCTGCTGGTCAACGTGCTCGGCGACGGCACGGGCGAATGGCTCCTGCGCTGCCGGGCCTGCGACCTGGCGTTGGCGATCGATCCCGACCGCGCCTGCCGGTTGCCCTTGGATGGCGACCTGGCGCAGACGATCCTCCAGCTCGGCCGCCACGGGCTGCAGCACGCGATTGACGGCGACCTGCCCTGGCTCGCAGACGAGGCGCGTGATGGCCGCTGAACCCACGCAGCTCGTCGAAGGCGTGGTGGACGCCGCCAACGAGACCGGCGTGCAGCTCGGCGGGGTCTGGTACAACCGCTCGAGGTTCAAGCCGGTGGCGCTCCCCGCGCGGGGCGAGCGCGTGCGGCTGGAAGTCAAGGACGGGTTTATCCGCGCGGTGCTGGCGGCACAAGGCGCGCTGCCCGAGCAGGCCAACCTGGGGGGCGCTCCACTCACCGAGCAGGAGCGGGTGCGGGGCCAGATCGGCTCGCTCCAACGGCCAGCGATCGACAGCCGGGACCAGCAGATTCGCCGCCTCGCGCTCGTCAAGGCGGCGGCCGGCTACCCCAACTGGTCGGCCGTCGTCGCGGCGGCGCTGGGGCCCAGCTAGGGGCACTTATCCGCCTGTTTCCCGCCTGCGCACCGGTCTTGCTTCCTGCTCTACTCGGGAGAGGAGGGCGCCAGGAGCGTCGCATGGAGATCTCTGTGGAACTCGATCGCGACACGTTTCGGCGGTTGCTGCAGCGCGCGCTCGACGAGCGGCGTTCCGTGGGCGACCAGGCCGAACTGTTGCTGCGGGAACGCCTGCAGCCGCCGCGTCGGGCCACCAAGCGCCGTCCGGGCGGCCGGCTACCTCGCCGCCCGGCCCGAGGCGAAAGCCGCCGACGTGGTGCGCGTGGCCGCGGCGTGGGAACAGTGGGTGCTCGGTGGTGAGGCACCGGCGCGCAGCCGCCTGACGGAGCCAGCGCCCACCCCGCCGCCGGCCGAGTAGCGCGCGCACGGTAGACTGCCGCCACTACCAGGTGCAAACGCCACGGTCCCTCACGCGCGAGCACAAGGCGCGCTTCCTGGCCCACTACCGCCAGCGGGGCAACGTGACCACCGCTGCCGAAGCCGTGGGGATCGACCGGGCCACGGTCTACAAGTGGCAGCAGGGCGACTCGCGCTTCGCCGCCGCCATGGCCGCCGCCGAGGGCGAAGCGACCGAACGGCTGGAAGCGGAAGCCTGGCGCCGCGCCGTCGATGGCGTCGAACGCGAGCGGCCCATCTTTTCGCGGGGCAAGCGGGTCGGCCGCGAGACCATCCGCGAGTACTCGGACACCCTGCTGGTGCTGCTGCTCAAGGCCCGCAAGCCGGAGACCTACCGCGAGCGAGTCGACCTGCGCGGGCAACTGGCGCATACTGGTCCGGACGGTGGTCCTGTCGAGCTTAGCGTTACCGAGCTTCGGGAACGCCTCACTGGCCGAATTAGTGAGCTTGCTCCCGGCAGCCGAGCGCGACTCGGAGCTGGCCAGGCTGACCCCGACGCGGGCGGCCGCGGCGCAGCTTGAGCACGACTGGCGCTTCTGGGGCCGCCCCAGCCAGCACCCGCCGCCGGGCGACTGGCGGGTGTGGCTGGTCCTCGCGGGCCGGGGCTGGGGAAAGACGCGCGCCGGCGGCGAATTGGTCCGCCGATGGGTGCGCGCCGGCGACACGCTGGTCAACCTGATCGGGGCCACGGCCGACGACGCCCGCGACGTGATGGTGCTCGGCGAGAGCGGGATTCTCGCCCTCTGCCCTCCCGACGAGCGCCCGACCTACAAGAAGGCCGAGCGGCGCCTGGACTGGCCCAACGGGGCGCAGTCGCTGATCTTCACCGCCGACGAGCCCGACCGGCTGCGGGGCAAGCAGCACCAGAAGCTGTGGTGCGACGAGCCCGCCGCCTGGCGGTATAGCGAGGACGCCTGGGCACAAGCCATGCTCGGCCTGCGCCTGGGCACGAACCCGCAGGTGGTGGCCACCACCACGCCGCGGCCCATCGCGCTCCTGCGCACGCTGCTGGCCGATCCGCACACGGTGGTGACGCGGGGCAGCACCTACGAGAACCGGGCCAACCTGGCCAGCGCCTTCTACGAGCAGATCATCCGGCGCTACGAAGGCACCCGGCTGGGGCGCCAGGAGCTGCTGGCCGAGCTGCTCGAGGACCAGCCCGGCGCCCTCTGGCAGCGGGCGGCGCTGGACCGGCACCGGGTGGTCCGGCATCCGGAGCTGGTCCGCATCGTGGTGGGCGTGGATCCAGAAGCGACCAGTACCGAGGGCAGCGCCGAGACGGGGATCGTGGTCGCCGCGCTGGGCGTGGACGGCCATGGCTACGTGCTGGACGACGCCTCGCTGCGGGGCAGCCCCCAGCGCTGGGCGTCCGAGGCCGTCGCGGCCTATCATCGCCACCACGCCAACCTGCTGGTGGCCGAAACGAACCAGGGCGGCGAGATGGTGGAGGCCACCATCCGCAGTGTGGACGAGCGCGTGCCCTACCGGGGGGTCCGCGCCTCGCACGGCAAGCAGGCGCGGGCCGAGCCGATCAGCAGCCGCTATGAGCGGGGCGAGGCGCACCACGTGGGCACCTTCGCGGCGCTCGAGGACCAGCTCTGCCTGGCGGCAGGGACCAGGATCAGCACCTGGCGCGGCCGCATCCCGGTGGAGTCGGTAGGCGTGGGCGACCTGGTCCTGACGCGTGCGGGGTGGCGACCCGTGCTGCGTGCCGGGCCGACCGGGGTGCGCCGCACCATCCGCATCACGACCACGCTCGGCACGCTGTGCGCCACGCCGCACCATCCCCTCTTCGTGCTCGGCCGCGGCTTCGTCCCCGCCATTGAAGCCCATACACAGGATACAATTATTGGGTGCCCGTTCCGATCGTGCGCCCATTTGTGGCCTTTGGTGGCGAGCGGTACTTCCTCGACAACACGGGCTATTACCGCACCAGCCGGAGCCGTGGCCGTCGACTCCTGCACCGCGACGTCTACGCGGCGGGCCATGGCCCGATCCCCCCTGGCTGGCAGGTCCATCACCGGGACGGGGATCGGGGCAACAACGCCCCCGAGAACCTGGTGGCGCTCCCACGCACGACTCACGTGCGTGCGCACGTCGGAGACCGGGTCCTCTCGCCCGAGGGCCGTGCGAGCCGCGCCGCACAACACCGGGCCTACTGGCAGCGCAAGCCGACGCACTCGGTCACCTGCGTCGAGTGCGGGGTGGTCTTTGCTTCGACCGGCACCCGCGCCACCTTCTGTGGCCGTCCCTGTCGTGACCGGCACTATCATCGGCATCATCCCGACTGGTATCGCTGAGCCGGTCTACAATCTGACCGTGGCCGGACCGCCGGAGTACTTCGCCAACGGCATCCTCGTGCACAATTGTGGCTGGGTGCCGGGCAGTGGCCCCTCGCCGGACCGGCTCGATGCGCTGGTCTGGGCGCTCACCGAATTGTTTGCGGGCGGCACGACGAGGTTCTTCTGAGACGGTGGCATGAAGTCCCTGTACGTCATCCTGGACGGACACCAGGTGCGGGAGGTCGATGGCCCGACGTGGGCGGCCTGGTTGGCTTCGGCCGGGATCGAGGGCCGGCGGGTGGCGCTGGCCGACGAGCGGGACACCCTGTCCCTCGTGGCCGACCGCTGGACGTGCTGCCGGACGGCGGGGAGCTGAGCACGGTGTTCCTCAACGGGGTACGGCTGGCGGGGCCGCTCCTGTTTGAGACGATGCTGTTCGACGCCCCGGATGGCGAGCCCCAGCTCAGGAATCCTTGCGACGTGGGCCACTACGCCACGTGGGACGAGGCCGCGGCCGGCCACCAGGCGATCCTGCGGCGCCTTCAGCGGCCAAGCCTGCGCGAGGGCCTTCCGCAAGCCGGGCCTCGCCTGGAGCGCGCCGGCGACGACGTGGGGGAGGCCCGGGATGGCTAATCCACTCACCGCGACGTGGGACTTCCTGCGCGGCAACGACCTCAAGGCCCGCGTCGCGCCTCCGGGGCCACTCGAAGCGAAGCAGTATCCCGACGTTCCCGGCGGCATCGCCTTCTGGCCCGGCGTCCCACCGCAACCGGGTCCCGGACAGTATCAGCGCTTCCTGCCCAACTCCCCGCCCACGTGGGTGCCCGCGGCCGGCTCCGGCTGGGGGAACTCGTGCAACGTGGCCAACTCGGCGGTGTTCGCCTGCCTGAACGTGATTGCCACCGCCTTCCCCGAACCGCCGCTGCGCACCTACCGCCGGCAGCGCGACGGCGAGCCCGAGGCCCTGCCCGACCATCCCCTGCAGCCGCTGCTGGACCGCCCCAACCCGGCGCACAGCGCGGCGGAGCTGTGGTACTGGACGCAGTGGGCCAAACACGCCGACGGCAATGCCTACTGGCGCAAGGTGCGGGCCGGCCACCCCGTGACCGGCAACGTGGTGGAAGTCTGGCCCCTCTCGCCGGCCCGCGTCGAGCCGGTGACGACCGCGGCCGATCGTCGCGCGGGGGTCTTTATCAGCTACTACCGCTACGAGACGGCGCTGGGCCAGTACGAGGAGATCCCGCCCCAGAACATCGTGCACTTCCGGCTGGGGCTCGAGGACGCCGACCACCGCCTGGGCTGCTCGCCCTTGAAGCGCCTGCTGCGTGAGGTGGCCTCGGACGACGAGGTGACCCGGTTCATGCTCAACCTGCTGGGGAACTTGGGCGTGCTGGGGCTGGTGGTGACGACGCAGGACCGCACGATGAGCGAAGCGGACGCCGAGCGGATCAAGGCCAGCATTACCGAGCGGTTTTCGGGCGACAATCGGGGGCGGGTGGGCGTGCTCAACAACGGGGCCACGATCCAACAGTTCGGCTTTTCCCCCGAGCAACTGGACATGAAGACGCTCCACCGGGTGCCGGAGGAACGGATCGCCGCCGTGATGGGTGTGCCCGCGATTGTGGCCGGGCTCGGGGCCGGGTTGGACCGAAATACCTACGCCAACGCCAGAGAAAGTCGAGAGATGTTCACCGAGCAGAAGCTCTGCCCGCTCTGGGTGTTCGACGCCGGCACGATCGACCTCCAGCTCCTGCCCGACTTCGACTCGGACCCGGACACGTTCACGAAGTTTGACTTGACGGAAGTGCGGGCGCTGGCCCCGGACCTGAACGAGACCTACACGCGGGTGAACGTGGGGGTGCAGGGCAAGTGGATCAGCGTCAACGAGGCGCGCAAGGAAGTCGGGCTGCCCCCGGTCGACGGCGGCGACGACCTGGCCCACGGCGTGCCCACCAGCAGCCAGCCGGCACCTCCGGGAGGCGTCCCGGCGCTCCCGCCGCCGCGGCGCACGACCAGCGAGGCGGCCGCGTTCGCTGGGCAGGCCAACCTGGTGGGCGAAGACAAGGCCATCGGGCTCCCGCTGTTCCCCGCGCTGATGGACGCGATGCGCGAGCTGGCCCGGCCGGGGCTGGAGCGCGACCTGGAGGCGTACTGGACCGCCCAGCACCAGCGCGTGATCCAGGCGCTGATTCGGGAGGGCTAACCATGCCAGGGAAACGGCTGGCGAGCATCACGCCGGGACGCCGCGCCGTGTACGAGGCGCTCAAGCGCCAGGGGATGCCCAAGGCGCGCGCGGCGAAGGTGGCGAACGCGGGCAAGACGGCCAAGCAGCGCAGCGCGATGAGTCGGAAGGCGGCCCGGACGCGTGCGCGGCGTGGCCGGTAGGGGATGGTCCGGCTGGAAGACGTCTACGACGCGGCCGCCGAGCAGGAGCGCCTGGCCGCGATCGTCGACCCCCGCTACACGCGCATGCTGGTCGCGGTCCACGAGCTGGTGGCGAGCGCCTTCCCCGAACTCCAGGACTACCGGCTGGACGACGAGGCGGTGCGGGCGCTGCTCGACGAGGCGGCGGCGCACGTGGTCCTGATCGACGACGCCACCCGCCGGGCGATTGCGGCCACCCTCCAGGAGGGCCAGGCGCGGGGCTACTCGGCCTTCGAGCTGGCCCATGGCGTGCCCGCGCGCGAGGGCCAGCCGGCCTTTGGCGGGATCGACGGGCTCTTCCACGTGACCTGGAAGGGCAGGAGCGAGACCGTCGCGCGTAACGAGCTGGCCGAAGCGCAGCACCAGTCGGCCGTGAACCGCTACGCGGCGACCGGGATGGTCGAACGGGTGCGGCTGGTCGAAAACGAGGACACGGACGAACCGTGCGCCGCGCGCAACGGGCAGGTGGTGCCGCTGTCCCCGCCGCCGGCGCGACTCCACGTGAACTGCCGGCTGGGGCTCGTGCCCATCGTCGAACCGACCTGATGGCCGCGTGGACCGCGCCGCGCGTGCTCGCGTTGGTGGGCGACTGGAATGGCTGCACCATGTTCCGGGTCGTCGCCCCGTTCGCGGAACTCCAGCGACAAGGCGCCCCGGTGGGGGCCGCTGAGTGGGGCTGGAAAGACGATCCCCGCCTCGCCCTACTGGCCGAACGCTTCGACGCCGTGCTGCTCGCCCGACTCTCGTGGGGTCCGGGGGAGCGGGAGGCGGGCCGGCGCTGGGTCGACGCGCTCCACCGGGCGGGCAAGTGGGTCTGGTACGAGGTGGACGACGACCTGTTCAGCCCCTGGATCGTGCCCCAGGCCGTGCGCGCCGGCATCCGCCCCGAGGAGACCGCCGCCGCCAAGGAGCAGGCCCGCCTGGACCGGATCGCGGCCCTCCAGCTCTGCGACGGCGTGACCGTGACCAGCCAGCGCCTGGCCACCGTGGTCCGCCAGTACACCAGCGCGCCGATCGAGGTGGTGCCCAACGCGATCGACTGGCGCTGGGCCAAGGCGGTGCTGCGCGAGGGGACGCCGCGGCAGGTGGCGGGGCTGACCGTGGGCTGGGCCGGTGGCGCGCGGCCCGACGACGACGTGGCCCCGATGGCCTGGGCCTGGGGCCAGCTCGCCCAGACGCACCCCGAGGTAACCTTCGTCGTCCAGGGCCACCAGCCCCGCGCGATCTACGACGCCTTCGAGGACGCTGGCGTCCCGCGGGAGCGCCTCGTGGCGATTGGCTGGCTGCCCCTGCACGCCTACCTGGTGGGGCTGCGCAACGTCGACGTCGCCTGCTGCCCCCTGGCCGATGCCCCCTTCAACCGGAGTAAATCGCCCGTCAAGTGCTTTGAGGCGGCCGCGGCCGGGGCGGATGGCCGGGGCGCCGCCGTGGTGGCCTCGCCCACGGTGTACCGGCAGGTGCTCACCCACGGCGAAGACGGGTATCTGGCCACGAGCGGCGAGGAGTGGCTGGCGGCGCTGACCCGGCTGGTCGAGGACGCCAGCGAGCGGCGCCGCGTGGCGAGGAACCTGCGCCGGCGCGTGGCGACCGCGCACGGACTCGAGGGCAACGCCTGGCGCTGGCCCGCGGCGTGGACGCGACTCGCCGCGGCCGCTCCCGAAGGGGCGCCCTGGCCGCCCAACGCGAGGCCAGGGGTTCACACCAGGATGGCCGTCGCGTAGACTGTCGCCAGAGGAGCGACGCGAAGGATGGCTGCCCGGTTCGTCGAGATCCCCCGCTGGCTGTACGAAAACGACCTGCCCGACGCGCAGCTCCAGGCGATCTACGTCGAGGAGGCGGAGAAGAAGCTGCGGGAGCTGGCCGCGCGCCGGCGCGCCCTGGTCAAGCAACTGGCCGCCGCTCAGGCGGTGGAAGCCGAAGCCCGCGCCTTCCTGGCCGACGCACGGGCGGCCCTGGCCCGGTACGCAGCGGCCGCCGCCAACCGGGAGCCCCAGCATCCGCCGGGGTCCCCGCCCGAACACGTGTTCGGGCGGGGTGGTCCGCCACCGCTCGTGCGCGGGCGAGTCGTGTTCGTCGAGACGACCAGCGCCAGTCCGGCCACGCGCGCCACGGTGCAGGAAGTGGGGCCGCCGGAAACGGCGACGCCGCGGCGTGCCCTTCCGTGGCCGCGGTAGGGGAATGGCGGGGGCGTAGGGGACCGTAGGGGCGTAGGGACGGTGGGAGTGGCGCGCAGACCAGCGAACCGCTGGCGGGCGGACTGGGACGTGCTGCGCCAGGCGCGGGCCAGCGCGGGCACGGGGATGGTCGAGGGGCGCGTGGTCGAAAAGGGGCTGCGCTGTAGCGGGTGCGGGCAGCGGTTCGCGGTCTACGCGGCGCCCCCGTTCGCGTTCTGGTGCCGCGAATGCAAGACCGAAGTCAAGAGCGCGCCGGTGGCCTGAGCGCCGCCGGGCTCGGGCAGACGGGGGCGGGCGGGCTGGGAGGCCGACGCCGCCGATGCGGCCGAGCGGCGCCGGGTGCGCCACGAGAGACGGCCGGGCTGATTGACGCCGCCGCCCCGGGCGCCGTAGAGTAGACCCCGACCAGGTGCTCGCCCGCGCCTGGCCGGCAGCGTCGGGGTCCCCAGCCAGGACGTCCTGGCTGGGGTGCCCAGACTCGCTCGGTGCCCCTGTGTGGCCGTACTCCGCACGGGGGCATCTGCGTTGACGACCGCCTACTCGCCCTTCCTGGACCAGGAATACAGCCTGCCCCTGCCGATCGGGGAGGTCAAGGCCCTGGGCGACGGCGACTCCGATGGCCTGGGGGGCAGCGGCCCGGCCTACCTCGTCGAAGGCTTCGTCAGTACCTACGACACGAAGGACCTGGGTGGGGACGTCGTCCTCCGCGGCGCCTTTGACGCCAGCCTGGCCGCGATGGGGGACGGCCACCAGGGGGCCCCACGGGTCAGCTTCCTGCGCCAGCACAACCACGCCCACGTGCTGGGCAAGACGCTCAGCCTCACCAGCGAGGCGCATGGGCTGCACGGGCGCTTCAAGATCAGCCGGACGCCCCTGGGCGAGGAGACCTACCAGCTCCTCAAAGACGGCGCGCTGGACAGCTTCTCGATTGGCTACCTCGCCGACGAGGCCGAGGTCGCCGCCGACGGCACCCGGCTGCTCAAGCAGCTCACCCTGCTCGAGACCAGTGTCGTGGCCCTGCCCATGAACCCGCGGGCGCTGGTCACGGCGATCAAAGCCGGCCCCGGTGGCGCCGCTGGCCTCCCGTTCGACGCGCTCTGGCAGCAGCTGCGCGACGCGTTTGTGGCCCTTGCGGCCGGGATCGACGCGGCGAAAGCCCTCGACGACCGGCGCAGTCGCGATGGGCGCACCCTGACGGAGCGCCACCGCACCGAGTTGTCCCGCACGCTCGCCGCCGCGGAAGCGACGCTCGCCGAGCTGCGGTCGTTGACGCACGCCCCCTCGGAAGAGGGCGCGCCGCCGCCCGACGCGAAAGCGCCGGAGTTGGACGGCCTGCGCCTGCGCCTCGAGCTCGCCCGCCGGCGATTGACCCGCGCGGGCGTGTTGGAAAGAACCGCCCAGTGAGCATGACCCCTCCGGGTCTCCGAAAAGGAGTGATCCCGTGTCCATGACCGCCATCGAGGCCCGTGCCGAGCTGAAGCAGCTCTACACCAAGGCCGACGAGATCGAACGCAAGTACCCGGACGGCCTGACCGAGGCCGCCAACGCCGACGACTGCCGCGAGGTCAAGCGCCTGTTGACCGAGATCGACGGGCTCGAAGAGAAGCTGGAAGCCCTCGACGAGTCCGACCGCCGCAAGCTGCGCATCACCCAGGGCAAAGACCTGTACAGCAGGCCCTTCCGGCCCGACCTGGGCCAGCAAGGCCGCGAACGCGAGGCAGCCGCGCGGCGGCTGGTGCTGCCGGGGGACGCCTTCGTGCAGAGCGACCCCTACCAGCAGCACAAGGAGCGCGGCGTCTACTACTCGCCCTCCGCCCGGATCGAGTTCACCGTGGCGCTGCCCAACGGGGGCGCCCTGGCGTTCTACGCCAAGGCGGCGCGCGAGGGCCAGACCAAGGCGCTGGTCTACTCCGGCAGCGCCGTGGGCGGCGCCCTGGTGGCCAATGACCTCCAGCCCACGCCGGTGGGCCTGTTGCAGCGACCGTTAGTGGTCGGCGACCTGCTCCCCCACGTGTCCACGGAGAGCGACACGATTGAGTACATCCAGGAAGCCGTCTGGACCAACAACGCGGCGCCCGTCGCCGAGGCCACGGCCACCACCGGGACCAGCGGGCTCAAGCCCGAAAGCGTGCTGAGCTTTGTCCCCCAGACCGCGCCGGTGCGGACCATCGCCCACTGGCTGCCGGTGACCAACCGCATGCTGGCCGACGCGCCCGCCATCCGCGGCTACATCAACACCCGCTTACTCGGCGGGCTGGACCAGGCGGTGGAGAACCAGATTCTCAACGGCGACGGGACCGGCGAGAACCTGCTGGGCATTTTGAACACGCCCAACGTGCAGGTGACCGGCGCCGGCAGCGACGTGCTGGGGGCCATGTGGACGGCGCGCACCCTGATCCGCACCAACGGGCTGGCCAACCCGACGGCGGTGGTGATCAATCCGACCAACTTCAGCCAGATCCGCCTGGCCCGCGAGAACACGGCCAGCGCGACCCTGGGCAACTACCTGATGGGGCCACCCTCACAGGTGGGGCCGACGACCGTGTGGGGCCTGCCCGTGGTGGAGAGTCTCTACGAGCCGGCCGGGACCATCCTGGTGGGCGACTTCGATATGGGCTCGGAGATCTTCGATCGGGAGCAAGGCGCCATCCGGGTGGGCTGGATTGATCAGCAGTTTGTTCGCAACATCACGACAATATTGGCAGAGCTTCGACTGGCGTTTTGTACCTTCCGTCCCCAGGTCTACTGCCGAATTACAGGGGCGCCTTGACGTGCGCCAGCGGCGACTGACCATGCGTGAGCGCCTGGCCGAATACGAGCGCCGGTATGGGCCGCTCCCAGGAGAGGCACCCGCCCCGCCGGAAACGGCGCCGCCGCCGCGCACGGACACGACGCCATGACCCAGACCGTCTCCCTGGCCCCACCGTACGCGCTCGTCGAGGAGCTGCGGCAAGCGCTCGATATTCCCAGCGAAGACACGGCCAACGACGTCGACCTCCAGCGGGCGCTCGACGCCGCCCGGACGTGGATCGACTACTTCACCGGGCGCACCTTCGGGCTGACCCCCGCCGGGACGGCGCGCACGGCGGCGGCCGCCACCGAGACGGTGGTGCCCCTGATCGACCTCCACTCGACCACGCCCACCGTCGAGGTGGACACGGGGGGCGACCGCAGCTTTGCCACCACGCTCGATCCGGCGCAGTACGCGCTCTCGCCGCTGTCGGGGCCGCCGTTCGACCAGCTCCTGGCCTGGCCGGTGCCCGCGGGGGGGCTGGAGCCCTACGTGTTCACGCCGGGCGAGCTGGTCCGCGTGACCGGCGTGTGGGGCCGCGTGGACGCCCGCGGCCGGCTGCCGGCGCCGGTCAATCAGGCCGCGCTGTTGCTGGGCGCGCGCTGGTTTGCCAGAAGGGAGGCGCCCTTTTCCGTGCTGCAAAGTGCCGCCCTGGACGCCTTCCAGACGGTCCCGGCCCAGGATGCCGACGTGGTCAGCCTGCTCATCCCGTTGTCGCTCCCCGGCTCGCCCGGGGCGGCCGCGGCGGCCGAGCGGGGGCTCAGTCCGTCCGGCGCCGCGACGTGGGTGCTGGTCTGAGGCCGGGGGTGCGTGTGAGAAGGGGGGTGAGCTGGTGATCACGCTGCGGCTGGACGGGGGACCGGCGCTCGCGGCCGCGCTGCGCGCGTCGCCGGCGCTCGTGCGGGCCGCCGAGCAGCAGGCCATGACCCGCGCCCTGCTGCTGGTCGAGGCCGACGCCCGGCGCCGCGTGGCCCACGACACCCGCCAGCTGATGAACTCGCTCACCAGCGCGCAACGGGTGATGACCGCGGGAGCGGGGCAGGTGCTCCTTGGCGCCGTGGCCCCCTCGGCGCGCTACGGGCGGTACGTCGAGCAGGGCACCCGGCCCCACTGGCCGCCCCGGGCGCCACTGGAAGGCTGGGCGCGACGCCACGGCATCCCGGTGTGCGCGGTGCAGCGGGCGATTGCCCGACGGGGGACGCGGGCGCGGCCGTTCCTGGGGCCGGCGCTGCGCGACCACGCCGCGCGGATCGGCCGGCTGTTCGCCGCCGGGCTCGAGGCCGTCATGGGCACGATCGCCCGCCAAACGGGCGCCCCCACCGTGACCCAGGCGGGGCCTGGCCCCAGCGTGGGAGGCCCCGCGTGAGTACCGTCCAGCAGCTCGCCCAGGGGCTGGCCGCACGTGGCGAGACGATCGCCGGGCTGCGCTGCTATGCCGTGATGGCCCCCAAGCCGGAGCCGCCGGCGCTGTGCGTGCACGGGCCGATCCGGTGGACCTACGACGAGACGTTTGAGGGGTACTGGCGCCCCGTGTTTGAGCTGTGGCTGTTTGTGAACCCGGCGGACCTGGGCCGGGCCGAGCAGACGCTGCACAGCTATCTGGCCCCCAGTGGCCAGCGGAGTCTTCCCGCCGCCATCCTTGGCGACCCGACGCTTGGGGGTGTCGCCGACACCACCCGCGTCCTGGGCGGCACCCGTCCCCCCGCGGTGGTGGACAGTGCTGGTGGGCAACTGCTCGGCTGCGCGCTGGAGGTCGAGGTGCTGGCGACATGACGGCACCGTCGCCGGGCCAGTCAGGGAGGGCGACATGACGGCACCGTCGCCGGGCCAGTCAGGGAGGGCAATGTGAGCCGCCGATGAACCCGTTGTTGAGTGTGATCAAGGGGGCGCGATGACCACTCCCCTGCTGTCCGTTCCCCTGCTGTCCGTGATCATCCCCACGGTGGGCCGCGCCACGCTCGCGCGCACGGTGCGCTCGCTGGCGCAGCAAGCCAGCGCCCTCTCCTGGGAAGGCATCCTCGTGGGCGATACCCACGCCGGCACCCCTGGGGGACCCCCCACCTGGGCCGCGCAGCTCCCCCTCGCCGCGCGCCTCGCCGAGGACGACCCCCACCTGCGCTACGTCGAACACGACGGCGGCCAGCACGCCTGGGGCCACCCGCAACGGAACTACGGGGCCACCGTGGCGAAGGGACGCTACCTGGCCTGGCTGGGCGACGACGACGTGTACCTGCCCGGCGCCTTCGCCGCCATCGCCCGCGCGATCGTGCGCCGGAAAGCGGGCTCCATCCTGGAGGCGCCCCGGCCGCGGGTGTTCCTGTTCCGCTGGATCGCGCCGTGGAAGCAGGTCCTCTGGCACACCGCCGGGTTTCTCGGCGACGAGCCGGGGCACGTCGACGCCGAGTGCATCGTGTGCCCCAACGTGCCCGCGCGCCTGGGAAGGTGGACGAACCGCTACCAGGGGGATTTTGACTTCATCCGCGAGACCATCGACTTGTGGGGCGGCCTCGAGCGCGTGGGCTGGCGGCCCGAGGTGATCGCCCAGGCCCAGCCCAGCGAGGCGGAAGACTGGACGCGGACCACTGGGGCCGCGCCGGCGCTGGCGGCGGGCCGGGAGGTGGACGTGCGGGCGAAGAGCGTGCTGGTGCCGGTGCGGCGCGAGCCAGCAGGAGTCGCCGAGGTGGGAGTCCCGCGGTGATGAGGCTCAATCTGGGGAGCGGCGGCTACCACGCTGGCCTGCGAGACGAGGGGTGGATCGACGTCGACGAAGACCCGGCGGTCCACGCCGACTGGCAGGTCCATGTGCCGCCGATCAACCTCCAGGATGGCGAGGTGGACGAAATCTACTGCGGTCATCTGCTGGAGCACTTCGACCCAACGGGCGCCGCCGCGCTGCTGGCCGAGTGCTACCGGGTGCTGGTCCCCGGCGGCCGGCTGGGCGTGGTGGTGCCCGACACGCGCGAGGTCCTGCGCCGGTACCTCGACCGCGGGCATGCCTGGGTGGAGGTGCCCCAGGGGCAGCACTGGAACCTGGACGACCTGGACAGCGTGTGCGCCGTGTTCCTGTACTCGACGATCCAGCGCAGCCGGCACCAGTGGAGCTACGACGCGGCCAGCTTGCGCCGGGCGCTCGAGCGGGCCGGCTTCGTGGTGACGGGCGAGATCCACCCCTACGACGATCCCCGGATCAGCGTGGGGGCCTTTTACAACCTGGGGCTGGACTCGAGGAAGCCGGTGGGGGAGGGGGCGGCGTGAAGTTCCTGGTCACACACCCTGGCGCTTCGTGGGCCACGGCGGACGTGCACACCGGGCTGGTGGCCGGGCTGCGGGCCAACGGGCACGAGGTGCACGAGTACGCGCTCGATGGCCGGCTGGCCGCCTCGTCGATCTGGCTCAACTGGCAGTGGCGGCGCCAGGTCCGCCACGGTGGCCCGCTGGCCGAGACCCGCCCGGTCGCGGGCGACATCCAGTACGACGCCGCCGTCGGGCTGCTGGAGCGCGCCCTGCGCCACGAGGTGGACTGGGTGCTGGTGATCTGCGCCGCCTACCTGCACCCCGACGTGCTGCTCCTGGCTCGGCGGGCCGGCCTGCGCCTCGCCGCCGTGTTCACCGAAAGCCCCTACGACGACCGCGAGCAGGCCACCATCGCGCCGCTGTTCGACGTGTGTTGCACCAACGAGCGGGCCAGCGTGGGCGTGCTGCGCGCCGCGAACCCCCAGACCCACTACCTGCCCGTGGGCTACGACCCCAGCCAGCACGGGCCAGAATCCACGCCGTACGTCGGGGAACCGGTCCCCGCGCACCACGTGGTCTTCGTCGGCACCGCCTTCGAGTCGCGCCTGGCGCTGCTCGCCGCGGTGGACTGGACCGGGATCGACCTGGGGCTGTACGGCCACTGGGACGTGGACGCCGGCCACCCCCTGGCGCCCTTTGTGCGGGGCGGCCTGGTGGACAACGCTCGCGCCGGCGCGCTCTACCGGGCGGCCAGGATCGGGCTGAACCTGTACCGCGACCCCGGCACCTGTGACGGGATCCCGATCGCGGCCCAAAGCCTCAACCCGCGCGCCTACGAGCTGGCGGCGGATGGGGTCTGCACCCTCTCGCAGCCCCGCGCCGAGGTGGCCGAGAAGTTCGGCGCGCTGGTGCCGACGTGCACCACCGCGGACGAGCTGGGCGCGCTGGTCCGGGAGACGCTCGCGCATCCGAATGGCGCCGGGGCGGCCCTGCCGCCGCTGGTCGCCGAGGACACCTATCCCCACCGGGCGGCGTCGCTCGTGGGGCGGCTGGACGAGTGGCAGAGCACACACCGTTAACTAAGGAGTTACCTTCATGCCTGTGTATCACGGCAGAGACGGAGCGCTGTACATATCGGTAGGCATTCCAGGAACAGCGGCACCACTCTTAACGATGACTTCCTGGACGGCGGATCGCTCAACTTCGAGGGTAGATATCACCAACTTCGATAGTGTTAATCAAGAAGAGATGCAAGGATGGCCCGCCTTAAAAGGCACGTTTGAAGGCTTCTGGAACTCAGACGAGACCAAGCTGTTCGCCGCCTCCCAGAGTGGCACCGGCATCTACATGTACCTCTATCCCACCAAGCGGGCGCCCAGCAAGTACATCGGCTGCACCGCCTGGCTGGACGCCAGCCTGGAGACGCGGGTGGACGGCGTGACGCGGGTGCGGGGCACCTATAGCGCGTTCGGCAGTGGGTCGATCATCACCCTGTAGGGAGCGCGGCGTGCTAGGACGTGACCGCGCCGATCCAGCTGGAGATGGCGACTTGGGGCGTGCTGTAGCCCTGGGGGTAGTAGTGCAGCCCGTAGCCGGTGCCGTCGTCGGGGGCCTCGAAGTACACGTCGCCGACGACGAACTGGCCGGCCGCCAGCGTGCCGTTGCCCAGGCCGCCGGGCGTGGAGGGCGTCAACGCGGACGGCCGGTACTCGACGCCCGCGGGCGTGCGCAGCCGGAAGTCCCAATAGTCGTACTTGCCCACGTGCTGCCCGTTGCTGCCGCCCTCCACCTTGACCGTGACTTTGACCAGCCGGCCGCTGCCGTACGGGTTGGGCACGCGCGTGGCGGCCAACGGCGTCATTTGGAGCGAGGGACCGGACACGGGCAGGCCGAGGCCGGTGCCCGGCACCAGGGGCTCCGTTGGGACCGGTGGCGGCGGCGAAGCCGCCCAAGGCGCGGGCGCCGGCGGTGGCGGCGGCGGCACGACCAGGGTGGTGCCTGGCGCCCCGGCGTCGGGCTCCCAGGCGAAGCGCTCCGTATTCAGGCGCACGGCCAGGCCCTGCGGCCCGTTGATCCAGGTCCGATAGCCGTCCGTGAAGGCGGTCCAGTTGTCGGCCTGCCGCCAGACCAGCAGGCCACTTTGGGTGCGTTGCACCACATTGCCATCGGGGCTGCCGTGCTCATTCTCCAGGCAGTCGGCGATCTGGGGGCCGACCAGCTTGGCCAGCGTGGCGAACCCAGCCTGGTAGCGACACGGTGGCACCCCAAGGCGTGGCGCCGTGGCCGGCGGCCCGATCGGGGCTGGTCGTGGGGACGTCGGTGGGGCGGTCTGGGCGAGGGCGCCGCTCGCTGGGGAGCCCAGGGCGAGCGTGAGCGCGAGGGGGAGGGCCGTGGCGGCCGTCAGGGCCGCGCGTCGAAGCAGGGGTCTTCTCATCACCGCCTGCCTACGCCCGCCCGCACACGCATGGATCACGACCAGGACTTTTGGACATGACGAGCAACGGCACGATCGACGATCGACGAACCACGAACCCGCGCTCCCGCTTTGCCAGCGGCGCCGCCGTGCGCCTGCCCCTCTCGGACGGCGACTGGGTGCTGGTCCACGCCGAGCTTTCCTACGGCCAGCAGCGGCGCCTGGCCAACGCCGGCCTGTCGGGCGTGCCGGCGGCCCTGGCGGCGGAGGGGGTGGGCGAGCGCCTGACGGTGGACTGGGCCGCGTTCGAGCTCGAGAAGCTGGCCACCTGGCTGATGGACTGGAGCTTCCGGGACGACGACGGCGCGCCGGTCTACGTGTCGCGCGAGGCCATCGAAGCGCTGCACCCCGACACGGCGGCCGAGATCACGGCGGCGCTGGACGCCCACATCGCGGCCCAGCAGGAAAAAAAAGCGCCGCCGGATGGGTCGCCCAAACCCGCAGCGACCTCGTCGTCTGCCTCCGCTTCGGCTGGAGCTGGGACGCCCTCATGAACACCCCGGCCGACGTGGTGGCCGCCGCCGTGGCGCTCCTGAACGAGCAACCCGTTGCGCAGCAGGCCGCGCAGGCGAGCCGGAAGGGCTAGCCCGTGCCCATCTCCCAGAGCGACCTCGTGGTCGTGATCGAAGCCCAGGATCGGGCGAGCCAGCAGCTCCAGCAGGTCGGCCAGCAGGTGCAGCGCCTCCAGCAGCAGGTCGAGCAGGTCGGCCAGGCCGGCAGCCGGGCCGGCGGCGGCGGCGGCCTGTTGGGCGGCCTCCTCCAGGGCGTCAACGTGGCCAGTGGGATGCGGGCGCTGGACGCCGTCTTCGGCGCGATCCAGGGCACGTTCGGGCTCGTCCAGGACAGCATCTTCGGCCTCAACAGCCGGCTGGAGCAGGCCACCGCCACGTTTCGCGTGTTCACCGGCTCGGCGGTCCAGGCCCAGGCCATCGTGCAGGCCCTCCAGCACGAGGCCGACATCACCCCCTTCGACACCGACGAGATGGTCCGCTCGGGCGCCGCGCTCATCGGCGTGGTGCACGGCGACCAGGCGGCGCTGCTGGACCTCCTGCACACCGTCGAAGCGCTGGCCGCCTTCAAGCCGGAGCAGGGGCTCGAAGGCGCGGCCCAGGCGGTGCGGGAAGCGCTGGGCGGCAACCTGCAAAGCCTGCGCGAGCGCTTCGAGGTGGACACCAGCGCGATCGAGCAGCTCGAACGGCGCGGGGTGCCGGCCCTCCAGGCGGTGGGGCAGGGCTTGCGCCAGGTGGGGATCGACAGCCGGCTGGTCGACGCCCTCGCCCAGACCTTCCCCGGCCTGTTGTCCAACGTCACCTCGTTTGCCGACCAGCTGCGCCAGCGCCTGGGCAGCGGGCTGTTCGACGAGGCCAAGGTCGCCCTCGAGCACCTGAACGACCTCATCGGCCGCTATGGCGCCCAGGTCGAGGAATGGGCCAGCACGGTCGGCGCGTTCCTGGGCCTGGTCGCCGAGCGGCTGGCCCAGGTGGTGGCCGCCCCGCTGCTGGGGCTGCTCAACACCATCGCGCCCGGTGCCGGCGACCTCCTGCGCCAGGTGTTCGCCGAGCCGGTCCAGGCGGCCACCCAACTGCACGACGCGGTGCAGCAGACGACGGCGGCGGTGCAGCAGTACACGCAGGCGCTCTCGCTCGCCGAGGCGCAAGAGGCGTTCGCGGCGGCGCGGGACAACGCGCAGGCGCTGAACACCCTGCTGGCCCAGACCGACCTGCCCCTCAAGCAGAACGCGCGCAGCCTCGCCGAGGTGGGACTGGCCGCGGCCGAGGTGCAGCAGCAGGCCAGCCGGGTGCAGGCGGCCTACGACGCGCAGCTGCTCCCCCTCCAGCGCCAGCAGGCGCTGCTCGAGCACAACGCCGAGCTGCAGGGGCTCCAGTCGCGCCTGGCGTCCACCCAGGCCCAGCAGGAGCGCGACCGCCTGGTGCTGGAGCGCGCCGCGCTGCTCCAGGCCGCCCAGGGGGCCACCGACCCCACCGCGCCCGACCTGAGCCCCCGCCAGCGGGCGATTGCGCTGGCCCTGCAGGAGCGCGACACCCGCCTGCGCATCCTCGATCTCCAGCAGCAGCAGCGCCCCATCCTGGACGACCTGGCCCAACGGCAGCAGGCGCTCGAGCAGCAGCGCGACGCGGCGCTGCAGCCCTTCAAGGACCGGCTGGCGGCGCTGGCCGACGAGCGGGACACCCTGTCCCTCGTGGCCGACCGGTGGAACGTGCTGCGGGCGACCATCCAGCTCGCGATCGACACGGCCAAGGGCGGCGCCGGGGCGTTCGGGCCACCGACCGCGGACGAAGGCGCCTTTACCGCCGCGGGGGCGGACGCCAAGGCGCGCGCCCGGCAGCTCGCGGACGACTTCAACACGGCGCTGCAGACCTGGCTGGATGCCGGCGGCGGCACGGCCTGGGGGGCCCTCACCAAGACGCTCGCCGACTGGTACGAGTCCACCGGCAAACCGCACCTCCAGCAGTTCGGCACGGATGTCGGCGACGCGCTGGGCGAGGCGATTGGCAAAGCGGTGGGGCCGGCGGTGCTCGCCACGCTTCCCCCCTGGCTCCGGGGCGCCATCGAAGGCGCTGGGCAGGGCGGCCAGGTGGGCAGCGCCAACGGGCCGCTGGGCACGGCGGCCGGCGTCGTCGGTGGGGCGGCCCTGGGGGCCGGCGGGCTGCCCGTGCTGCCCCGCGTCACGGTGCCGCCCGGTGGCTCCGGCGGCGGTGGCTCCGCCTTCACCGTCAACGTCGACGTCGGCGACGTGTCCGGCGGCCTCACGCCCGAGGAGGTGCAGCGCATCGCCCAGCAGAAGGCCCAGGAGCTGGCCGAGCAGCTCGCCCTCGCCGCCGCCGGCACCGACCCCGGCCCCAACCGCCTGGTGCAAGGAGCCGGACGCTAATGCCGCGCGCGACGTTTGGCGGCGTGACCTTCGACCTCCTCCTGTCCGGCCTCGAGGACCGGCACGAGGGGATGACCACGGTGCGGGAGCTGCCTGGCGGCGGGAGCGCGTATGTGGACCTGGGCGGCCCCCTGCTGGCGCGGCGGGTGGTGCAGCTCAAGCTGGACAGCGAGGCCGACTACCACACCCTCGCCGCGCTGCCCGGCACCAGCGGCGCCGCCGGCACACTGACCAGCGACGCGGAAGACGGCGTGTGGGGCGGCCCCCGGCAGGTGGTCTTGCTCAGCCTCTCGCGGACGTGGCGGCGGGGGAGCGGGCCGCAGCTCTGTCGCAGCGAATGGGTGTACACGTCGTGAGGGTCCGGTTCGCCCCCACGCCCCGCACGGCCGCCCCCACCGTCGTCCGCACGACGCACCTGGAAGTCTGGATCACGCCGCCGCCGACCGAGGACGACCCCACGCCCACCGCCGTCCTCGACCCGGCGGCCTTCGCGGCCACGTGCTCGTTTGGGTTCGACCAGCGCTACGCCGAAGCCACCGTGCGCCGCACGGGCGGCAGCAGCACGCCCATCACC